AATTTCTGAACAATGTCAATTTACAAAATATAAACTTAATCAATACTATGACTGGCATTGTGATAGTTGGGATAGGCCATACGAAAAAGAAGGACCCACTAAAGGTAAAATAAGAAAACTTTCAATGACGTGTCAACTTACAGATGGATCAGAATATGATGGTGGAGAACTTGAATTTGATTTTAGAAAATACGATCCTCATATGAGAGATGAATTAAAACATTTGAAACAAGTAAAAGAAATTTTGCCTAAAGGATCTATTGTTGTATTTCCTTCATTTGTGTGGCATAGAGTTAAACCAGTAACGAAAGGAGTAAGATATTCATTGGTAATGTGGAACCTTGGATATCCATTTAAATAATATGGACATACATGAATTTTTTAAAACACCAATATGGGTTGAGGATAAACCAGAGTTTGTTAGATCTTTAAACAAAGCGTCTGATAAATATATTAAAGAAGCTAAAAAAAAAAATAAAGATTACATAAAAAAATACGGTGATTTTTGTACAAGTTATCATTCAACACATCTTACATTAGATAATGACTTTTTAGATTTTAGAAATTATGTAGGTCAGAAATCTTTTGATTTTTTAGATTGGCAAGGTTTTGATATGTCACATTATCAAACCATGTTTCATGAAATGTGGGTACAAGAGTTTGCAAAAAAAGGAGGTGGTCACCACAGTGCACACGTCCATTGGAATCAACACGCATCAGGATTTTATTTTTTAAAGTGTAGTGACAAAACATCAATGCCAGTATTCCATGAACCAAGAACCGGGGCACGTGCTACAAAGTTAATTACAAAATCAAAAGACTTAAGTCATGGTAGTGAACTAGTACATTTTAAAGTACAACCGGGAACATTAATAATATTTCCAGGATACTTAGAACATGAGTTTACTGTAGATCATGGTAAAGATTCATTTAGATTTATACATTTTAACATACAAGCAGTTCCAAAAATGATGGCAAAAAATGCGTAAACATTCTTTTATGTATACCATTGTCGAAGACTATGTTGAAGTAGATGCTACAACAAAAAAAATAATTAAAAGTATAAAGTTGACTAAAGATATAATAAGACCTGAAATGAACTTAACTTCTTTTTATCGAAGCAACAAAGACCTATACAATCTACTCATAGATAAATTAAATGTTGTATTTAAAAAACTTAATTTAAATTTAAAACATTGCTGGGTTCAAAAATATTTAAAGAATAGTTATCACAGTGTTCACACACACAATCCAAAAGGTAAATCTTTTGTTTGGTTTATAGAAGGTAATAAAGATTCATCACCTTTATGTTTTTATGATGTTGGTTACCCTTCCGTAGATGTAAACAAGAACATTGTTTGTGAATTTAATCCTGGCAAATTAATTATATTTCCTGGCTACATACCCCATGAGGTAAGACCCAATAAAAATAATAACAGATTAATAATAAGTGGAAATCTTGATGAGCTATAAGGTTATAGATAATTTTTTAAATAATCAATTTTACGAAAAACTCTCGTACGATTTAAAGGGTGAAAACCATCCATGGTACTACACTAAGATAGACGTAGATTTAAAAAAAAGTATGAACAACGGTCTTTTTACTCATGTTTATTATGGTAACCATAAACCTACTTCTGAATTTTTTAACCTACATATAGGACCAATAATAGAAAGTCTAGATGTTGAAGCTCTTATTATGGTAAGAGCAAACTGTGTTTTAAGAGATGTTGATACAATAGAAACTCCGTATCACACTGATAATAATTGTTTGTATTCTACTACAGCTATTTTATTTTTAACGACGTGTAATGCAAAAACAGTTTTAAAAGTAAAAGGCAAAGAGATACCTGTTGATAGTGTTGAAAATAGATTGTTGTTGTTTGATAGTAAAATAAAACACAAAGTATTGTATCATACAGATGTTTGGAAAAGACATGTAATAAATTTTAATTTTATAAGAAACAAAAATGAAACCTACCCATAAATATAAAAAACAAGATCTACCAAAAAATAGTTTTATACAGGGGTGGTATATGCCTGAAAAAGTTTGTGATAATTTAGTTAATTATTTTAACAAAAACAGAGACAAAGCTAAACCTGGAGCAAGTCTTTATGAAGGAAAGATAACTCCAGATAAAACAATTAAAGATTCTTTAGATCTTAGTTTAGGAAATAGTAATTTTGAAAAAGATGTTTTTGAATATCGATTACACTTACAAGAAATTTTAGATTTGTATGTAAAAGAATATCCTGAAGTAGAACGTCTTGATAAATTTAATGTTGAAGATGTTAATATTCAATGGTACCCTAGCAAAGGTGGTTTCAAAACATGGCACTACGAAAGAGGTGCAAAAGAAAACATGGATAGAGTTTTAGTTTTTATGACTTATTTAAATAACGTAAAAAATGGGGGAACTCATTTTAAATATCAAGACGTAACTACCCCTGCAATAAAGGGGTTAACAGTAATTTGGCCACCAGATTGGACTCATACGCATAAAGGCGAAATAAGTAACGATAAAAAAATAATAGCTACAGGATGGTTTAGACTTATATGAGTTTTAAAAAAAACAAATACGCAATTATTCGCAATGCAATAACAAAAGATTTAGCAGCGTTTGTTGCAAATTATTTTTTAATGAAAAAACAAGTTTACGATACTTGTCTTAAACATAGGTACATTTCACCCTTTGAAAATATGCTTGGTTTTTATGAAAATAAAACAGATCAAGTAGAAAATACATACTGTGCATATTCCGATATAGCTATGGAAACTTTAATGATTAAATGCCAACCGGAAATGGAAAAAGTAACAGGGTTTAAATTATACCCTGCATACTCATATGCAAGAGCCTATAAAAAAGGTGATATACTTAAGAGGCATACAGATAGATTTAGTTGTGAAATATCAACTACCATGAATTTAGGTGGAGATCCTTGGCCTATATATTTAGAACCATCTGGAGAAAAAAATAAGAAAGGTGTTCGAGTAGATTTAAAACAAGGGGACATGTTAGTTTACAGAGGTTGTGAGCTAGAACATTGGAGAGAAAAATTTAACGGTAAAGAATGTGTGCAGGTTTTTTTACATTATAATAACCGTAGAACATTAAATGCTAAACATAACATGTTTGACACAAGACCTCATTTAGGATTACCAAATTGGTTTAGGAATAAAAAATGATAACTATTAATTTTCCTATATTAAAAAGTAAACTTAAACAAAACTCTAAAATAAAAAAAGAATTATTGAAGTTAATAGATAAACAAGAGTCTGGTAAATTAAAACAAGACGATGATTATTATACAGATAGTATTTCAAAAGTAGATTGGGATAGAAAACATGATACAAAAAGAGAATGGGTTAATTTAGTTGGACCTTATTTACAAAAACATTTTACAGAAGAAGTAAAAAAAATAGGTTTATCTAAAGTACAAATTTACGAGATATGGTTTCAACAATATAATAAAGGAGACACTCATGGTTGGCATACACATGGACATAATTTTACAGGTGTATACTATTTAGAGTTTGGAAAAAACTTTCCCAAAACTCAAATAGTGGAACCTCTATCTTTAAAAATTATAAATGTAGATGCAGAACAAGGAGACATTATTATATTTCCAAGTATGTTTATACATAGAGCGCCTCCTTCTAAAACAACAAAAAGAAAAACAATTATTTCATTTAACTTTAATGCTGAGTATGTAGAAGATAATTTTTTAAAAGAAATAAAAAAACATGAAAACATTAATAATTGATAATTTTTTAAAAGACCCTGACAAGATAAGAAAATTTGCTCTGTCTTTAAACTATAGAAAGAGAAATGAATGTGAAAACTTTGAGGGTATGAGAGGTCCATTAATTAAAGAAGTTAATATTAATATGCATAATAAAATATGTAATAAAATTATATCTGAGTATTATAGAAAAAACCCTGTATCATTTGTAGCTGACTTACAATTTCACAAAACTCAAGAGGTAGATAAAAAAGACCCTCAATTTATGTATGATAGAATACATCAAGATAATGGTTTAATAGCAGGCATGGTATATTTAACACCTAATGCACCAATTAATTGTGGCACGCAAACATATCAAGAGATTATAATTAACAAAAAATATGAACCTGATATTAAAATGGGTAATATATATAATAGATTAGTTTTATATCCAGCTAAGTACTTTCATTCAGCGATAGATTATTTTGGAAACGATAAACATAATCGTTTAGTTATGTTATTTTTTTTAATGGAGATTAAATTTTAAATGCAAGTTATAGATAATTTTTTACCTAAAGAAGAATTTAAAAAGATACAAGAGTTACTTATGTCTCCAGATTTTCCTTATTATTTTAATAGCACGGTTACAGATGCTACCGATATTAAAAATTTTTATTTTACCCACACTATCTATGATAAAAATGTTGTTAATAGTGATTACTATGAAACGTTAGAACCATTGTTGACAAAGCTCAATACTGTGTTTTTACGGAGGGTAAAAATAAATTGCTATACTAGAAACGAAAATTTAATAAAATATAAATCGCATAAAGATTTACCAATGTCTCACAAAGGAGCATTGTTTTCTCTAAATACTTGTAATGGTGGGACCTACGTCGGTAGAAAATTTGTAAAATCAGTAGCAAATCGTGTCTTATTATTTGATCCTTCTATGCTACATTCAAGCACTAACTGCACAGATCAAAAAGCTAGGTTTAATATCAATATAAATTACAAATAAAAACAACTAGATTTTCAACAGGTCTCCATATATAAGGTATTATATGCTACAAAAACTAGGATTTTTACCAGGATTTAATAAACAAGTTACATCTACAGGAGCTGAGTCACAGTGGACAGGTGGAACTAATGTACGTTTTAGATATGGTACTCCAGAAAAAATAGGTGGTTGGAATCAATTAGGTGATAGTAAACTTACTGGCGCTGCTAGAGGGTTACATCATATGGTTAATAGAGAAGGTATTAAATATTCTCTTATTGGAACTAATAGAATTTTATACGCTTATTCAGGAGAAGTTTACTACGACATACACCCTTTAGTTAATCCATCTGGTACAGCTATTACAAGTGCGTTTAGCACGGTTAACGGATCACCAACCGTTACTATTACATTTTCAACAACAACTTCTTTTCAAGCAGGTGACATTATATTATTTGGTGATGTAAGTACCTTTAGTGCAATTACTAATTCCAATTTTAGTGCAGCAGATTTTGCTGATAAAAAATTTATGGTATCAAGTGTTCCTTCTAATAATTCAATTACTATTACAATGCCTGGTAATGAAACCGGATCGGGTGCTACTACTTCTGGAGGTATTACTTTTTTTCAATACTATCACGTAGGTCCCGCAGAGCAAGTTGGGGTTTTTGGTTATGGTATATCTCAATTTGGTGGAACAGTAAGTGCTCCTCAAACAACTACGTTGAATGGAGCTTTATCTGCTAACTCAGCAGGAACAGGTGGAACTGGAACTAGTATTGTTTTAACATCTGTATTAAATTTTCCAACAACTGGAACTAATTTTATACAAGTAGGTACTGAAGAAATTTCTTATACAGGAGTAAATACAGCGACAAACACTTTAACAGGAATAACTAGAAATGTTAGAGGGACAGCAAATGCTTCTCACAGCACAGGAGCTACAGTTACAAATTATAGTAGTTTTTCTGGTTGGGGTCAATCATCAGCTGACACGGATACTGTAGCTGAACCCGGTCTATGGGCCTTGGACAATTTAGGTAGTACATTGATTGCTTTAATTTTTAATGGTGAATGTTTTGAATGGAATTCAAATGCAACTAACGCAACATCAACTAGAGCTACAATAATAGTTGGTGCACCTACAGCGTCAAGAGATATGTTAGTTTCAACTCCGGATAGACACTTAGTATTTTTTGGAACTGAAACAACTATTGGAGATAAAACTACACAAGACGATATGTTTATAAGATTTTCTTCTCAAGAAAATATAAATGATTATCGACCTACAGCAACTAACAGTGCTGGCACACAAAGACTGGCCTCTGGATCACGGATCATCGGTGCTAAACTTGGTAGAAATGCAATTTACATTTGGAGTGATACATCTTTATTTACTATGAGATTTGTTGGAACTCCTTTTACATTTGCTTACGAACAAGTTGGAACTAACTGTGGATTAATTGGTAAAAATGCAGCCGTTGAAGTAGATGGTGCTGCTTACTGGATGTCCGATAATGGTTTCTTTAGATACACTGGTAAACTAGAATCAATGGATTGCTTGGTTGAGGATTATGTTTATGATGATTTAAACACAACATCTAATCAATTTATTTATTGTGGTATTAATAACTTGTTTGGAGAGATTACGTGGTTCTACCCTACAGCAAATTCAAACGTTAATACTAGATCAGTTACCTATAGTTATTTAGATTCAACAGCAAAACGACCTATATGGTTCACAAACGATAGTGCATTATTTACTAGAACAACCTGGCAAGATTCTGCAGTATTTGGTTTACCACATGCAACACAATATGATGCAAATACAGATGTGTCTTTTGATGTTGAGGGTAATACAGATGGGATTACTTATTACTATGAACACGAAACTGGACTTAATCAAATAAGACTTGGTGTTACGACAGCTATTCCAGCTGATATTACTTCTGGTGATTATGACATTACTCAAAAAGTTGTAAGAGGCGCGGCTACTAACATGGCTGACCTTAGAGGTGATGGTGAAAATATTATGAGAGTGAGTAGAATAGTTCCTGATTTTATTAATCAATCGGGTAATACAATAATACAATTAGATCTAAGAGATTACCCTAATGAAACAGCAGCTAGTTCATCACTCGGACCATTTACTATAACATCTAGTACTACAAAAGTAGACACACGTGCAAGAGCTAGATCAATAGCTCTTACTATATCCAATACAGCTGTTGATACTAGTTGGAAATTAGGAACTTTTAGATTAGATATACAAGCTGGAGGAAGACGATAATGGCAAAGATAGTACCC